AAGGTGTTGCCGCATATCGTAAGGCAAATCCTGGCTCTAAGCTGAAAACTGCTGTAACTGGCAAGGTCAAAAAAGGCTCTAAGGCCGCAAAACGCCGCAAATCTTTTTGTGCGCGTAGCGCTGGTCAAATGAAAAAGTTTCCTAAAGCGGCAAAAAATCCAAACAGTCGTTTAAGACAGGCGAGGAGACGCTGGAAGTGCTAAATTTAAACACTGTTATAGGGGGCGCTACATTGGCGTTTTTAGGCTGGCTGGGCATTAACATGGTTGATGTTAAGACAGAGCTTGCGGTCACGCATGAGAAGATTAGCAACGTGGAAGAGAAGGTCATGGCTAATCACGAGATGATAAAGCCTATATGGCAAGAGTTTTTGATGGAGAAAAATGTTGCCAATTTCACGCTCGCAGACATCTCAACAGGTAAGTAAAGGAGGCCGAAAGATGCCTAAAGATGCTTGTTATAAAAAGGTTAAGGCTCGCTACAGAGTTTTTCCAAGCGCGTATGCAAGTGGCGCCATAGCCAAATGTAGAAAGGTTGGCGCTAAAAATTGGGGAAACAAATCCAAGGCGAAAAAAATGCGTGGCGGTGGCGCTGTTATGAGAGACAAGCCAACAGCTATGTATTGATGGGGCGAGTATGGCGGTTAGAAAAACAAAAGCTGGAGCTAGTCTCAAGAGGTGGTTTAAAGAGGACTGGAAGGATGTTCGCACGGGGAAAGCATGTGGGCGCCGCAAAGGAGAAAAACGGGGTACTCCATATTGTCGCCCCAGCAAGAGGGTTTCTTCCAAAACCCCCAAAACATCCAAAGAGATGACCGCAGCAGAAAAGCGTAGTAGAATAGCTCAGAAGAAGCGTATTGGTCAGCCAGCGGGCAAGCCGCGCCGCGTCAAATCTTTGAAGAGAAAGAAAAAATAAATGGCAGTTTCAGGCTCTACAAACTTTGAATTAGACGTAGCTGACTATATAGAAGAGGCTTTTGAGCGTTGTGGCTTAGAAGTGCGTAATGGTTACGATTTAAAAACAGCTAAACGCTCGATGAATTTAATGTTCGCAGAATGGGCGAATAGAGGGTTAAATCAATGGACAATTGAGCAGAGAACGCAAGTTGTCACTCAAGGAACATCCGCATACTCTATGGGCGCAGATGTCATTGACGTTCTTTCTATGGTTGTTCGGCAGGGTTCAGGAACATCTCAGGCTGACATCAATATAAGTAGAATTAGCCGTGATGCGTTTTTAAGTATTCCCAACAAAAACACTCAAGCTCGTCCTAGTCAGTTTTTTATAGACAGACAGATAACACCAGAAATAAACGTGTGGCCTACGCCAAACAACAGTACAGACACTCTTGTTTTTGATGTTTTGACAAGACTGGATGATGCTGACAAAACAACCAACACTGTATTTGTTCCGTTTAGGTTTTATCCTTGTTTGGCGGCTGGCCTAGCATATTATTTGGCTATTAAAAAAGCCCCTGATAAAGTAACTATGCTAAAGTCATTTTATGAAGAGGAGCTCGCTAGAGCGTTATCTGAAGATAGAGACAGGGCTTCGTTTAACATATCGCCGAGCCTACAAAACTATAGGGTTGGGTGATGGCTAAGTTTGCCGCTGGTAAATATGCTTATGGGATATCTGACCGTTCTGGTTTTCGCTATCGTTTGAGCGATATGCGTATGGAGTGGAATGGTTTCTTTGTGGGTAAGGACGAGTGGGAATCAAAGCATCCTCAGTTAGAGCCAAAAAGACGCGGGACTGATGCTGAAGCCATAAGAAACCCAAGACCTGAAAACAACATTATATCTGCTACAGTTTCTTTTCCTATTTTTAATACGCAAACCTTAACGTATAACCCCTCTGCAAAGGGCATTGGAAGGGCTGGGAATGTGGTTGCGACAGGTGGCGGCATTGTCATAACACAAACATTTGCTGTAACAGTTTCTAACCCTGGTTCTGGTAATAAATATTTTATAGACAGCGTTCAGCAAGATACAGTTAATTTGACGGAAGGTAATACCTATAGGTTTGACCAATCAGATAGCAGCAATTCTGGGCACCCGTTGCGCTTTTCAGCTACGTCAAACGGAACTCATGGTGGCGGCACTCAGTACACAACTGGAGTGACAACAAGTGGAACACCAGGTACCGCAGGAGCCTACACACAGATTACAGTAGCTTCTGGGGCGCCAACTCTGTATTATTACTGTACAAACCATAGTGGCATGGGTGGTCAAGCTAACACCCCGTAGGAGCAAATATGGCTATTTCAACAGCTATGTGCGTAAGTTTTAAAAAAGAATTACTTGAGGCGGAGCACGATTTTACAACAGATACTTTTAAAATTGCCTTGTTTTCTAACACTGCAACTTTAAATTCATCTACTACTGCTTATTCCACCTCTAATGAGGTCGCTGGGGCGGGTTACACCACTGGCGGAGCCACTCTTACTGTAGTCGCGCCATCAACAAGCGGCAATTCTGCTTTTGTGGATTTTTCTGATGTCACCTTTACGAGTTCAACGATAACCGCTCGCGGCGCTTTAATTTACAATAGCAGTAAGTCAAACAAGGCTGTTGTTGTGTTAGATTTTGGCTCTGACATTACCACTAACAACGCAACATTTACAATTACGATGCCTACAGCAAGTGCTGGAGATGCGATTGTGAGGATAGAATAATGTCATTTACATATACACAATTGCAAGACGCTATAAAAGACTTTGCGGAAAATACAGAAACTTCTTTCGTAAACAACCTGCCCGTTTTTATAAGAGGTGCGGAAGACCGCATCTTTACGATGGTGGACTTGGAATTATTTCGCAAGAACGCCACGGCTACTTTAACAAATAACGACCCATTTCTGTCTGTTCCTTCAGACTATATGTCTCCTTTTTCTTTACAGATTACTACGTCTGGAAGTGAAGATTTTCTCTTGATAAAAGATGTTAACTTTGTTCAGCAATACTCAATAGATACAGGGGCAACAGCAACGCCTAAATATTACGGTGTTTTTGATGTGGATAACTTTATTTTAAGCCCAACCCCCAATCAAGCATATACAGTAGAACTTCACTATTACTATCGTCCAGCAAGCATAACTGCTGGTGCGGGTAGTGGCACATCATGGTTGAGCGAGAACGCCCCTAACGCTCTTCTTTACGGTTCGCTTGTAGAAGCGTATACTTACATGAAAGGTGAGGCCGATATGATGCAACTGTACGAACAAAGGTTCGGGCAGGAAATACAGCGCCTGAAGGATTTAGCAGAAGCTAGAGAGAACTCAGATGCGTATCGCAGGGGTTTACCTGATAGGCCAAGGACTTAGGAGTTATAAATGGCAACAAGTAATGCAGCAACCACCTATCTGGAGAACAAGATTCTTGACTTCTTGTTTAAGAACAACTCCAGTTCATTCACCACACCAGGCAACAGTATTTACGTTGGTTTGGCAACGGCAGTATCTGACGCAGAAGCTGGCTCATTAACAGAGGCAACCTTTGGCGCATATGCTCGTCAGCAGGTTAACGCCGCTGGTTGGACGTTGGCTTCTTCAAGCACAAATCAGCAGACAGTTACCAACGCGGCGAACATCGAATATTCAGCATCCACAGGAACAAGTAACACTGTGACACATGCCTTCATTGCAGATGCCGCCTCTTCAGGAAACATCCTGTTTATTGGTGCGCTGGATGCGTCCAAGACTATTGCTACGGGCGATATCTTCCGTATCAACGCTGGGAACCTTACAATCGAGTTAAAGTAATGGCACTCGTTCTGAAAGACCGCGTAAAAGAAACGACAACCACCACGGGCACTGGCACATATACACTTGCTGGTGCAGTTGGTGGTTTTGAGGCGTTTAGCGAAGTGGGTAACGGAAACACCACTTACTATGCTTGTACTGACGGCACCGATTTTGAGATAGGTGTTGGAACTTACACTGCATCTGGTACAACCTTGGCTCGTACCACTATTTTGCAGTCAAGCAATTCTGACGCCGCTGTTAACTGGACCTCTGGGACACGAACTATTTTCTGCACGTTGCCAGCGGAGAAAGCTGTGTTCAAGGACGAGAGTGACGTTATACAAGGTTTTACAGAACAGGATCCGAATGCGCTGGCATTCGCAATAGCATTGGGATAGAGAGATGGCTAACGCATTTAAAACATTTACTGATACCGCCGTGGGGACAGCCAATGCA